TTTAACTCTATCTGTTATATCATCTACTTTCTGCTTAGTAGTTGGAATTATATATGGGTTAACTAACTCATATCTTTCATCTATCTTAATAGCTTTATTAATAGAATCATCAATAACATTCTCGCGCCAATTAACTACATCTTCTAATACTTTATTTGCTCTATCAATGTTAATTGTAGTTGGTACACGTTCAGGTATTTGTAATGGAACTAATGGAACATCAATAATATCATCTAGTAATGCTTGACTTAATGCTTTAGTTGTAACTACTGCTGGTTTACTTCTAATAATATCAGGTATGTTAAGTGGAGTTACATTACTCTTCTTAAATGCCGCATACATAGCAGCAGTTCCTAATATGCCAGCAGCAGCCCATTTAACAACATTGTTATTAAGTAATGATGATATATAGATTGGTACATTAAAAGGTTCTTTAGTTTCAGATTCCTCTACACTGGTAAGAAAACACGAGCAATTTGCGTGAAGTAGTGGTTGACTTTGACTATTACTTAACAAGTCATCTATCTTAATTATTCCTTTACCATAACCATAATCATAGATAGCGCGTTCCTGACATATTGGACATACAATACCATCCATCTTAAATGACTCAAGTTGTGGTGATCTATTAATTAACTCAGATAATTTATTGTATATTTTACGATATCTAGTATTATAATCGCCGGGAATCATAGCACGTTTATGTTCAATACTATTGTTCCACTTAACAAACTTAATACCTTGTTTAATGTAGTAATCAAGCCGTCCAAGATTATAAGCGTGTCCCATTTCAGTTATTGCAATACGTTTAGTACGAGCCTGATTATCCTTTAGTTTTCTTACTTTCTCAAGTAACTTGTCACGATAAGCTCTTAAATCCTGCATCTTATAAACTGCTTTATCTGGTAACTCATTAAGTAGTTTCTTATCAGGGATAGTTAACTTAACATCAGGATCATACTTCTGTTTAAGGAATGCTACACTCTCATAAACATTCATATCTTTAGTTGCAGTTAATTTAGTTGGGATATCATCTAATCGAGTTTTAATTAACTCAAGTTGTTTATTGTATTGCTCCATTTGTTTAGCATCTTCTCTAGTTAACATTGCACTAATACGTTTATAATAAGTAACGTCTTTATCAGGGCTATTATCTGCTAAATAACCAGTAGTTTTAGTTTCTTTTTCACCAACAAGTATCTGTTGTAATGTCGCTTTATATCGTTCGTTCAGATCATTACCTATAGTATTAATACGTCTATTTAAATACGATTTACCAAACTCAGTTTGTTCAAGTAATGGTACATCGCCTCTAGTAGATTCAATTTGACGACGTTGTTCAATTGCTTGAACTGAATCTCTGATGTTAGCAGGTATCTTATTAGCATCTAACTTAGTTGTTTGTAAGTTCTGTTGTTTCTTTAATTGACGTTCAATTCTACGTTTTTGTTTATCAATTAAAGCTTGTTCCTTAATAGATGTAGTTCTAGTTGATGTACTTCTATCATTAATATCATTAAGTGTTTGATTATGTCGTTTAACTTCATTAATTAAATCAAGTTCTTCTCTCTTCATTTGTTTTAATACATCAGCATCACTATCAGAAGTGTCATAACCTTTAACTCTTCTATACTTAGCTAAGTTTAAATTACCATTCTCATCTACAAATGATTTACGCCAAGCATCTCTATCTCTAACTGCTTTACTTAATTGTTGATTAACTTCAGCTTTATTAACACGAGGTAATACTTCAGGTGTAACATCTTTAGTATCTTTAGATAACTCATTTAACTTAGCTATGTTAGCAGGATCAGTTAATTCAAAAAACTTATCTTGTTTATCTTTAATTAAGTTATCCTTAGCTGCGATAAGTGCATTTAACTCATCTTCACGATTACGTATAACTTGAATAGCTCTAACTTTATCTACATCATTATAAGTACCTTCTTTATCAATTGATCTTAATATCTTAGTACCACTATAATTACCTTCTTTATCTTGATAATCACGACGTATTCTATCTAACTCAGATTGATAACCTTCCTTTTCCTTAGTAATTTCATCAATCTCATTTCTTAATTTCTCAAGTGGTGATGCAAATTCCGCAATGCTATCAGAGTAAGAAAAAAGGGATGGCGGCGTTTCATCTATTGCATGAGTACGTCCGAGATTCCAACTATCATTCCATAACTTATTTAATTGATTACTGATAATGAGACTTAAGTTATCTTGTTTACGCGATAATGAGTTACCTATACTATTAGTTAATCCATCTGTAAATGCAGTAACTAACTCATCTTGTTCTTTAATGTACTTGTTGATGTTCATAATAAATAAGCCGCGATTAGTGGCGGCTTCTAGTGTTATATGTAGTTTAACTTAATTTAGTTATCCTTAGTTAGTTGTAATTAAGTTACTGAAGTAATTATTAACAGAGTTTAATATCTCATCTTTAGCTTGCTCAGATATAACTTGATCTGGATATACTGGGATGCTAATAAACACGTTATGTTCAATACTTTTAAACATTATATGAGGATAAGGAACATACTGTTGTAGATGAGCTTTATATGTGTCTACAAAGTTAGTGTTAACGTAGTTAATAAATTCAATGTTATTCATGTTAATTTACCTCTAGTTGATTAAACTGTTTATTAAATTCATCTTTATCTTTAGGTACTACAACTACTAAATCCTTTTCATTAATAGTACCGATAATATTAAATGAGTTATCTGATTCAATAATATCGTATTTAAAGTTACCTTTAATTTGCTGCTTTAAATGATGTATTACTTTAAGTGCGTTATTCATGTTGGCGTAGCGAATGACTTATTATATGCGGCGATAACTTCAGTTGTATACTTCTCAATAATTAAGTTCTGATATATCGTATCTAAATCAAAGTCAGTTATAGCTAATCTATAACCCATTAACTTATTACCTACATACCAAGTTAATTTAATTGTCCATAACTTAGATTCGTTATCGTAGTTATAAGTAATGTAGTTAGATGTATCTGGTTTAAGTTGTTCATAAATAACACCACTTAAACAACTTATTAATACTGTGTGTTTCATAACTCTACTTTACCTTAGTTAACTTAACTGTAACATCATTAATAAACTCATCTGTGAATAGATGTGAGAACTTATCATCTTTAACTTGCACATCTAAATACCATTCAGAACTGCGCCACTTATTTTTCTTACCTTTAACATAATACTCCTGACATAGTTGTTGTGTAGTTAGGAAACTCACATCATTCATCCTATCTAGTAGTAACTGTGCTTCATTAGTTATACCTAACGGTGATAGGAATATAAACTTAATGGGACGATTGAACTTATCAGCACATAGTTGATAATAACCTTTATCTCCTATAGTTTTAGCTATGTCATTTGTAGTTATCTTATTTAACTTTAACTCATATACTATAACATTACGTCCATTAGATTTAACGAAGTCAACTCTTCTAGTTTTAGTTGTTGCATTAATAGTATTGATTAGTGGATGTTCAATGTAGAATCTACCACCATCAGTACATAAATCAATCCAGTTCTTAATGCGGAATGCTAAGTCTACTTCATTACGTGGTGCAATTGGAATGCCGTGTACATTAGCAGATTCTTGTTCTAGTAATAATTGATGTGATTGTTGATACTGCTGTTTTAGTTGATATAGAGTTAAGTCAACTTTAGCAGCAAATTCAGGTGATAACCATTGGGCTATTCGTATTGCAACTATTTCATGTACCCAAGTTCCTTGTTCATAAGGATTACCACCTTTAATTGTTTGAACAAGTTCGTTACCCTTAATTCCGGTGATCGTGGAAACCTGTTCTATATAAGACTTTGACCATTTGTTCTCGAAAAAGTGATCTATTCTTTTACCACCTGCTTTGCACATTGCAGTTGCATTCCAATAGTTATCTGAAGTGCGGCGATAAATTGATTCGTTATTAAAATCAAAGGCTTTAACTATATTACTCATTAATTTTGTTCTCCATCATAAATTTAATAATTTGATTAATACCTTGAAATTCTTCACCTTGTTTAACTCTAATAATAGTACAGTTCAATTTAGCAATTAAATACTGTTCACGTTTAATATCGTTATCTTTAATATCTACGTTGTTATGATGTGTTTCGTCGTATTCAATAACTAGATTATATTTTTCATTATAAAAATCTAAATAATAATTATCTACTTTCTTTTGATATTCAAACACTAATAGGTCTTTAAATGTAGATTCTAATAATAATTTAAATTCAGTTTCGTCTCTTTTAAACTCATATCTAATACTATGTACATTTAACCATTGTTGAAAGTACGGTAATAATTTGTTATGAATCCATGTTCCTTGTTTAGTAAAGTTACCACCTTGACGTTTAATTACACATTGTTTTAAAATTTCAGACTCGACTGCTTTAATAGCTTTTTTAGTTCCTGCGTTTTCTAACCAATGTTTAACCTCTTTACCATGCTCTTTAGCAAGTGCTGTAGCGTAAATATATTCATCTAAATAGACATCGCTCATATTACTTATCCTTATTTTTTCTTACCTCTACATCATACTACAATAATTCAAGTTTTAGTTTAATGTAGTTACTAATTGATCTCTTCTCTAGTTCAGCCAACTTAACTAACTGTTGATATTGTTCCTCAGTTACTTTAAAGTTAACCATTTTAGTTGATAGTGGTTTTGTCATTATCTTTATCCTTATTATCCCAATAGTCAGCAATAATCTTATCTAGTTCTTTTAACTGTCGTTGTAGATCAGCTTCTATTTCTTCTTTAGTTTTATCATCACTCATTAGTTAACACCTTTAATTACTTCAACTATAGCATCAGGATAATCCCAACTTAATAACTTAAATTCACTATTACACTTTTCACAATTAAACCTATCATTAATATAATCTTGTGGCGATCCATACATTGATGTACCAGGATAACCTGTTTTACATATAGGACATTCTTCTAGATGCACATGAATTACTTCCATGCAGTAATCGCAGCATATTTCACATTCTAGTTCAACTTCTATTACATCACCTTGTTTAATCATATTAATTCATCCTCTTTTTTCTTACTCATCCACTATATCATACTAACTTAACTTAATTAATGCAAGTAGTTGTCATTTCTCATAGATCTATGTTATCTTAGTTATTAGTTAATTACATACACATAACTACAATGAACGTTGAACATTTAGTAGAAGTTGGTTCTAGAGCAGTTTACGATAAGTTCACTGACACTATTCCTAAGTACAAGTTACAAGTAGCTTTCATGGCTATGATTGAAGCAATTAAAGCAGCATCATTAACTGAGTCAGTTAGCATTAAGGGATTTGGTACATTTAGCACAACTGAAGTTAAGGAACGTACAGTTAGCACTATCTTTACTAAAGAACCTAAGTTAGTTGAAGCTCATAAGAAGGTTAGCTTCAGACCAGCTCAAGAATACAAGAGTAAAGCACGTTACGATAAACAGGGTTAATAGACGAAGTTATTTAACTACTGCAACATAAAGAAAAAGCACCTTCAATTAAGAGGGTGCTTATTTTTTTGGTCACTAACGTTATTATAACATGAACGCATCTGGTGGTAACTTACTATCTACATTTAATCTAGCTACGATACGACCAACTCCAATAACTAATGTTCTATCAAATGTATATTCAATTAGACAAGTTCCATCAGGATGATACGCCGGACTCATGAATGTTATCTCAGTTCTAGTTAATCTAGTTACTATTGCATTATCAAACTGATATTCGATGTTGTCTATAAACAGAGTTATATGAGATTGATCTGTATATGCTTTCTTTAATATCTGATTAATAGTCATAGTGTTATTCAAATAAACCTTTAATATAGTTACGAGTCACATTAACTGTAACACCATAACTACTATCCATTATATGTTCTCTTATTTCAGCACGAGTTGTATTACCTGGACTATCTGTAATAACTTGAAGTGGCATATAAGTAACGATGTTTGACGTAACTAGATGATTAAGTGCCATCTGCATACTATCAATAGCATCATCATTCTTACCACGTGGAAACATAGTAGCTTCTAGTAATAGTGGTTTAATCCAACTATGTACATTCTCATCTGGAACTAATACGTTACCTGCATTAATTTCTGGCACACAACTAAGGATACGTTGTTCTTTATCACCTTTAGTTATGAGTGGTATAAGTCCAGTTATGGTACGTTTAAGTAATGCAATTACAGCATCTCCATTTGCACGTTGTTCAATTAACCTAGTTCTTATCATCGGATACTTATTACACAACTCAATTATGGATTCTACTTGTTTAAGTATATCCATTTTGCCATACACTAAGTCAATAATGTAGAACTTGTTATCCTTACGTCCCATAACTATAAGTGACGTATTATCGCTAGTTTCCTTATCGTTCATAGATAAATCGAATGCCATGCAAGTTGCATCAAACTGAGTTGGAAGTATGTACCAATTCTGCCACCATTCACGCCTAATAAGTCCACCACCGAGCGGAACTGGTTGTTGTTGATATTGACTAGCATAGCTCCATTCCTCGTCCTTCTTGAGCCTCTCAACCACATCTCGCGGAAATCGAATTGGTTCAAGTAATTCATTCTGATTAGTGCGCCAATCAGTCCAACCAATGCGAGTCCAGTATCTCTGAGTGTCTTCATATTCCATTGGGAGACATAGATGTTCCCAAACTCCTTCTTGTTGTAAGAAAAAACCAGTCATATCCATTTCACTAACCCTTTGTTGAACCAAGATGATAACACCTTCTGATTGGTTGTTTAAACGCGACATCAGAGTATTGCTGACCCATTGATTAACTTTATCAAGTGTATTCTTACTATATGCAGCGTTAGCTTTAACAGGGTCGTCAATTATAATTGTGTCTGCACCAATACCAGTGAAGATACCTTCAGGACATGATGTGGCGAATCTACGACCATTAGCATTATTCTCATAGTCATTCTTCATATTCTTATCGCGTCTGAACTCCCATGGTGTAGCACCCATATCGCGCCATACTGTAGCCATACCTCGCTTATACCAATCAGATTGCATTATCTGACGACTATGTACACTACCTTCTTCTGCTAATCCATAACCATAACTAACGTTGGCGAATTTAAGATGAGGCTGCCTTATCCAACAATAGGCTGGAAATGCTTTAGTTACTAATGCTGACTTAGCAGTTCTAGGTGGTACGTTAATTATAAGTCGTTTTATTTCACCAGTTAATGTTGCATCTAGATGTTCGGCTATTGCGTGTAGATGTTTAGCTGGTAGGAATACTTCGCCATTGAATGTCTGCCAACTATGAGCTAGGAAACTGTAACTAGATTGATATGCTTGAACGTAACTTTGTTCTTCTAGTAGTGATTCTAATTCATACTGTTCATCCTTATTATCTAGTATCGCTAGTTCATATAACTTGTTCTCTATGTTAGCTAGTTCTTTTTCTAATTGTTCGCGGGAAGTCATGTTAGTATAGTTTAAGTTAATAACGTGGACTAATCCACCATAACAGATAATGGATATTAAAGTGGAAACCATATGATTATACAGAACGTAAGTTTAGGTAAATAGATCAAAGCTACCTAGTTCATGTTAGGTAGCTTATTTAGTGCGCGTCTTGTACTTAGTATAAATTTATACTTAGGTTAGGTCGCGCCTTATTTAAGTTATTCCTACCTTTTTTCTTACTTATCCAGTTGTTTCTTAATTTCAGCACGTCGTAACTCTAATTCTTCTTTAACTTTATCACTATCAGTTAATAGTTTGTTTAAGTGAGCAAGTCTAGTTTTACTTACTTCTTTATTCTTACGCTCAGTTAATGTAGCTTCTTTAATCTCATCTAGTAGTGATGCCGTGTTAGGCTCACCTAGAATACTTCTTACTGTTATTACACTATCTTTAATTGCTCCTATTATATCTTTGAGATCTCTTGGTTTAAGTGGTGGTAAATCATCATAACCTCCTGTTACGTATGGTTCTAGAAACTCTTCCATTAGTTGATTAGTCTTCTCTAGTATTCTTAGATGTTGTGCATCGAACTTACCGCTTTCTCCCATCAAGTCATCTAGATTAATTTCGGTATTCTTGATGCGTAGTTTACGTTTGAATTGAGTACGTTGTAATAACCATTTGCCACTTTGACTTCTATTTCTTATTGTTTCTAGTTTGCAACCATATTGTTGACATAGTTGTTCATGAGTTGGAAATGTCTTACGTTTAAGTCCAGTACCTGCATCTCTCTCATCTCTACCTTGTACGAACTCTCTTTCAATGATGTCCCAGGGGAATAGTTCATTTGCCATGACGTAATTATGAGTTTTATTATTACCTTAATTCTACATTGTATTAGTGGGGGTAATGGTATATATAGTTGGTATGTAGTTTTGAGTTAGTTGTGTAATGTATGATTTATGTATTTGTTTCACCCAAAATCCCACATTCCTCAACCTCTGAAACCCTTACTGTGTAAGGGTTCTAGCCTTCAAAACTATGTAGTAGAGTATGTAGTAGTCAGTGTATATTGAAGAAGTGGAGGAAACGACCTCACACACTGAACTATGAAAATTAAATAATTCTCATTCTACGGAAAAGCAGGATTATTGTAATACTTGACAACTGTTTAAAGTGCAGTAGTGTGAGTTGATAATAAAAGTATGGTTAATTAATCATCATTATTATTAACAGTGATCACGTTAGGATAACAACCTACTCATAAGAGTAAATTAGTTTTATAACGTTAGTTCTCTATATTAGAACTGATAGTAGGTAACTAGAATTGCTTGGGATAACCAAGATTACAATAACTATTGCCGGGAAACATAGTAATTTAATTACTATGCTGTACTGAATAGTCAAGAGTCTAGTGAGGTAGCTATTGATAATATAGATGGTTTAAATACCCGAACTAATAAGCCCGATGTTAAGTTACTTCTAGCAAGAGTAAATTAGTGGATAACTACTAAGACTTAATATCGGTTGTGTAAGACATAAATAAAAAGTAATGTTTGCAATTATCATAAAGTTGCTAGGTTTGTAAGGGTGACTAGTTCTATGTCACCTGACAAGGATCTATGAAAGCGGTATCACGTTAGGGGCTGGACGTGGATAATATACGCAATATAAATGTATTGACTCAATTTCTTAACGGTTAACTACTGGATGACTCCAGTACTAACTAAGTAAGAAAAAACTATACTTCATTAAATGATGTAACTAAACATGAATTAGATAGATTATTAAATGCGTTTAATCAGTGTGATTTTAATGAATGGTTAAAGTTAATTGATTAAATACCAGTTAAGTAACATTAGTTTGTATTAGTGTTACTTTACTGTTAGTTAATTGATAACTACAGGTTGCTAACTTCATTCAATAGGGTAGAATATCATGCAATTACAAAATCAAGTATACGCTTTATCTAACGCTAGTAACTTCGGTGTAAGTTACTCATGTTTCGGTGGTAAAAAGGGTAATGTTCCTATCGTATATACACTAGAAGTAGTTAACGGTAAAATTAACATCTTTTTTCACTCAACAGTGCCAGTTAAGAATGAAATAACTGGTAAAACTGATAACA